ATGAAGCTATTTCTGGCATATATTCCATTTCATCAAAATCAACATAACGCTCTGCCCTGTTTCTATTTGATATCATATTAAGAGTAACAGAGTTTATCGGGTTGTATTCCCACTTTTTAAATTGTGCACCTGATGCTGATTGAAATTTGTTAGAGTAATTATCTAATTGTCTTCTTCGCAACATTCGACCAGTCTGTGTTCTTCGTTGCGTTATTGGACCAGAAAATAATTTTGTTAAAGCCTTAAACAAATCCGATTGTGGATTATAAGGCGACTTTTTGTATTTTGCCATAGCTCATCCTTTTCGTAGTAAATAGTTCTATTATAGCATAAAGTAATTAGATTGTCAACCTATCCTTTGAAAATCCAAGCAAAGTCTTTATAAGTTTTTTGAAAATCATCTAAAGCCTCTTGTGTTTTAGTTCCAGTATATCCTCTCATGCCTTTTATAGATGTATTCATAGTGGTTTGAGACGATTTAATAGAAGTAATCATAGCCTCTTGATACATTCTATCTTTTTCAGATACTTCTAAAGCTGTGTCTCGAACCCAACATGCAATAGCAAGAGCCATTATTAAATCGTCATGATAAGAACGCATAGCCTGAGGTTTGCCATTGTTCCATATAAATGTTTTTACTTCATGAAACAAACGAGAGGATCTTGGTTTAACCAACTTGTTTCTTATATATTCTTCAAGCTTTGCAACGATCAATGGTCTTGTTTTCATAGAAGTAGTAAATCCTATAACTGCTCTGTCATTATACTCGCCCTCTAAAGAATCAACATATTCATGAGTGGACTTTATTGAGTAGTAAAGGTTAGGATATCCAAGATCTCTAACTTTTTCACAAGCAGCAATACCAATACCAACATTTTCTATAACCATTAAACAATTACCATATTCTTTACCAGCGTCATTCAAAATTTTGGCAAAGTGATCCATAGTCGGTTTACCTTGGTATTCAGCGACTACATCCATTGTATCTGTTCGTAATATATGAAAAACAGAAGAATCGGCTCCATCTCCTCGAGCAACATCAGCAACCATAAGATAAGGGACACCTTCTTGGTGTTTTTCCCAAATCCACAAATTCCTATCCCATCCCGTTTTATATTCAGGGTCTTGTTGGTTTTCGTACATCCAGTGAATATCATCCGGATGTATAACAGTCTCACCAGATGTATTAAAATTACATTCAAGTTCTTGTGCTATCTGTCTTCTTGACATGTTCTTAGTTTCTTTAACAAACCAATCTTGATCACGTTCAGGATGAACGTCCCATGGTAAAGAAACAGGATGAAATTCGTTGTCTCCATTCTCAGCATCAATATAAGTTCTGTGAAACCAGTTACCAACACCCATGGGAGTTGATAAAGCAATACATCGACCCCCTGTTGATAGAGTAGGATAAAGACCTGCCCAAAGATCATCAAGACCATCAACGTGCGCTGCCTCATCTATAATCAATAAAGATAATGCTTCCGAACGACCAGCATCCGCTGATGTTCCAACAGCTTTGATAGATGACCCATTTGATAGTTCAAAAGAAGTTCTGTTGTCTATAACTATAGTAGCTACCTGCATCCACTTTGGTAAGTTTTTCATTACCATCTTTACTTTTTTTACTAAGTTAGCTGCGGTTCCAAACTTAGTTGCCATAACCAAAATGTTCTTTTCTTTGTGAAACAACATAAACCACACAGCATAAGCAGCTGAAATTGTGGAGATGCCTAACTGTCTTGCTTTCAGTATTACTGTGAAGCGATAGTCGTTGAAATTATTTACCAAATCATCTTGATAAGGATAAGTATTAAAAGGAATTAAACCCTTAAGTGGATGTGAGATTCTACAATAATTATTAATAAAATAAAGAGGATCTTTACCACACTTAAGGATTTCTTTTATTATTTCTTGTTTTGTTAACTTAAGAGACATGTGCTCCTATTGCATCATAGGATCATCGATAACTACATTACTATCTGAACTACCCTGTGATCTTAAAAGTCGAATAATCTCTCTTACTCTAGGATAACCAACTTCTCTTCCAGCAGCTTCCATTATTTCAATTGCTTCTTCAAAGTTTAATCCGTAAGTAGAAATTAATTTTCGAAATGTATTTATGAACATATATTTCCTTTCATTATCATCTGTGGATGTTTCTGCTGCTCTGAAAGCATTCATGGCAGCTGTTACAGCTTCATTTCTTGCAGGTGTTCTTCTTCCTGGACCGATGTTGATTGAAGTAAGGTCTTTTGGAAATGCAGTGGATTCTTGTAAAACTGCTTCTAGTTCTTCTTTAATAATTTGTTTTAACTGTTTATTTGTAAGTTTCATTTTTAATTTTCTCCTATTTGTAATTATTATATTATTATGAAGGTTTGCCATATGTGTGTGCGTCTTCAAGAAACTTTCTAACATTTGCTTCATGATAATACTTACTAGCGTTGCTGTCTTTTAAAATTTCTACAACAACTGGAGTTAAAGCTTCAACTGTTAGAGGTATCAATTCTTCAGGTGAGATACCTTTTGGCCCTGTAGCGCTGGTTCTCCAAGCATTATACAATGGCCACCAACGTGTCCACTCTCTTTTTTTAGGTTCTTTCCACCCACCAAGCCAATCTCGAACAAAATTCATTCTTTCTGATCCAGATGGAGGTGCTTCAGCCTTTATATAATTATTATAATATTGTACCAAATGTTCTTTTGCTTCTTGTTTCATTTGATTACCAGGCTCAGCAGCAGGTTCTTCATCAGGCTCTGCTCCAAAACCAAAGGCTTTTTTTCCATAATCTATAGCTGAATCCAGAAAACCTTCATCAAGAACTGTTTCTAATTCTTCTTTGATAATTTGTCTTAACTGTTTATTTGTAAGTTTCATTTTTGATTCGCTCCTTTTTTGCGTTTATCGTTTGGTGGACGTTTGTCCGAAAATTGTTCTAAAAACTTTCTAGTAACATCTCTTGTTTGATCAATCGAAGGATCAAGAATTGGCATAGATTCAATTCCTCCAATCTTAAAATGTTGATTTGCTTCAACAAAAGAACGAACCCTTGATGTTGATTGAACCAAAATGCTTGGTTCACTTTTTGCTGTAAGAGTTACTGATTTTCCTGTAACTGCTCTATATTCTTTTTGGAGAAACTTTTTGATATCATTCAACATAGCTTCAATGTTCTGTTCAAACTTACCAGCATAAACTTCTTTGAGAAGAATATCTGATTGATAAGACAAAATCATAGAATCACCATAGAAGCGAACTTTAAAACCATCCATAACTCTCTTGTCCATTAAAGCACACCCTTCTTCTCTTTTTAGTCCTACGGATCGCTCTTCACCATCATAAGAAAATCTCTTATCATGAGCTCCGTCATAAACGTTCGAAGCTGCTTGTGCTAGTCCTTGTATAATTTCTAGTGTT